TGCTCGAATAGAACGGGCGCAAGAACTTTTACTTGAAGAACTTGCAAAAGGACGAACGATAGACGAGTTGATTCAGGCAGGAGATCTTCGCCGTATGGCGAATCATGTAAATGCCTCTTCGGGATTTGTTAATGGAAGATTTGCTTTAGGTAATTGGATTTTCTATTCCACCAAGTTTTTATTTGCAAGGATGCTTACGGTTGCCCGTGCAATGAAAGGGATGGATCTTGATGCGCCTCTGGATATGGTTCCGATAGTAGGCAACAAGCTGCGAGGCAGGGTTCCAAAAATAAATAAGTTTGCAACTATGCAGGACAGGTACGCCCGTCGCGCTATTCTTCGGGTGCTTGGATGGGGAACAATCTTGACTGTGTTGGCTAATGAAGCCAGAGGAGAAGAAACAGACTTCAGGCTTTATATAAAAAACCGTGAAGGAAAGCTTTATGTAAATCCGAACTTCGTGAAAATACGAAACCTAGGCGGTCGTGACAGGTCAGTCTTTGGTCCACTGCACGGGTTACTAAATCTGGTTGCATCTGCTGCTATCACTCCTAAGACGGGAGAAATAGCAAGTCTTGCAAAGCGGGCAATAAATGCTCCAGGCGCAAGTCTTATGTTAGATTTTGCCCGAAACAAAAAATTTGACGGGACACCAATTTACAATCCGAAAGCGTCACTTGGGTATAAGGCGGGGCAAGTGATGGGGCATGTCGCTACTAATATGAGGCCTTTTGCGTTAGATGAATCAATGGAATATATAGGTCCGGGGTTCAACGATTTTAAGGAAGGCGATATCGTATCGGGTGGTATATCTGTACTCGACATGCTTGGAGAAAGTTACGGTGCTTACTCGACTCCCTTGAGCAATTCGGAACTCAGGGACCTGCTTGACATGGAAGAGGACATGGACCCTCAGATGCGCCATGAACTTTATATGATTCTTGACTCTCGCCAGTCTGGATACGAGGCTTTTATAGTCGGGGAAGACTTTGCCCCGAGATACAAAAAGTTCAAGAACGACGTTTACAAGAAGTTTGGTAAACCTTTTGGAGATTTAGATACTCTTGCGAAATCTCAACTGGAAAAGGACCCGGTGCTTGGCCCACAGTACAGAGAGTTTGACCTGATAAGAAGTCGCGCCATGCGAGATGTAGAAGGCTTCGAGGATAAAGGTGCAAGATCCAGAACGGAAAGACGGCGAATACAGAGCGATGCACAAAGTCAGGCCCGTGCTGTTTTAGGCAGGGATATTTTCGACCTGATTGACACGCTTGGGCATCCCCGTCTTGGCAGGTATGTTGATGAAGACGGCGGAAAAATATCTATCAGGAGCAGGTTGTTTGAGTTCGTAGATACAGTTAGCGATATAAATAATACGGCAGAGGGACGTAAGTACCAGTTACAAAGAGATCTAGGGTTTGATCTTCCGTTTGTTCATGACCCTAAGTCGGAGTTCGATAAGATTCTAAACGTGTGGTATAGCGTCTATAGGAAGCACGAAGTAGTAATTCCTCTCAGGGACGAACGAGTTCCGAGTACTCCGTGGAGAGGAGAGCAGCTTGAAGGTAGTTTGGATTGGGATGCAATAAAGGCAGAACACAAGGCGATTTATAATTCTCTTACAGTGCCTCAGCAGAAACAATTAAACGACTACCTTGCAAGAAACGATGATGAACTTGTCTACAGAATAAAACAATTAGCTTTCGACAAGCCGCCTGATTTTCAGAAGACAGAAGTTACCAATATAGTTTTATTCCAGAAAATAAATGTTTTGCGAAATCAATATCAGGCATCTCAACCGAAGATTGAGAGGCCGTTAGTTGTACCTTCAGTCCCCGAGATCCCGGAGAGATGGTGGGAGCAGGCTGAATGACAATAACAAATAGATGCTTTATTATTTGTGAAACCCCGAAAGCGGGATATGCCATCTGACGGTGTCATGTTCTGGAGAAAAACAAAATATGGTTACTGAGCGAAATGATGCAGGAACGGAATCCGCGGTAGAGGTTACCGATGTTCCGCCGAGTCCTGACGAAACTCCGGTAGAAGCAGTTGCTGAACCGGAGGTCGAACAGGATTTGTCGGAAACGGCAGACACACCTATCGGGGTTGCACCTCAGACTGATTCTCAGACCGAACCTCAGAGTACGGAAGGAACTACACCACAGTCAGACCAGGAGTTTCGCAAGTACCAGTCTGCTACCGATAAGCGGATAGCAGAGATGGAAACGCAGCTTCAGCAGTCAGAGCAGGCGCGGGCTTTAGCCGAACAGAAAACCAATGTCAACAACTTAGAGGCAGAGGTAGCTGCATACGGTCAGGAACTGACCCAGCGATACATAAATCAGGGTCTGGACGATACGACCGCACAGCAAATTGGCGGTCAGCAGGCTGCTCTTGCCAAAGAAGCGTATGTTGCGAAAGTTCAGGCGGAACAGGTAACGGTCCGGCAAAGGCAGGTTGAAACCGAGTTAAACTCGCGTACACAGCTTGCCAAGGCATATGAACTGTCGTCACAGTACGGCGTTCCTTATGCCGAGTTGCAGGACTTCCCTGACCCGCAGTCTATGGAGAGGCACGCGAAGGCACTGTCAAGGATTACGAAGCTGGAAAAGACAGTCCAGCAGGTAACCCCGGGACAGCAGATGAGCGGAGCCACTCCTGCTGCTGATGTAGCACCTACCAACGCTGAGGACGTTTTAGACAGATATAACGCAGGTGATCCTGCGATAAGTACAGAAATGGCACGTTCTGCTTCTCAGAAGTTAGGACTTACCATCTTCAACTGAGGTATAAGAAATGGCTACTGTACAAACCAGTACCACTGGGAATCTACAAAACATGTCGCGAATTATGCTCGCGGCTGCCCGATACACCGAAGAGCATAACGCTCCTATGGTGGGGCTTGTTGAGAAGTTCAATCTCAAGAAGGGTGACTACCAACTCACAATCCCCAAGGTTGCACAGATGGATGCAGAAGACCTTGTAGAGGGTCGCGATATGGTCGATAGCGAGGACATTGATGTTTCAACTGTCACCGCTACTACCGCTGAAGTGGGACTGAAGGTAATTATTACCGACACCCTTCTCCAGCAGAACAACGAAGATGTCTTCAAGATCATTGGTCGCCAGATGGGTGACGCAATGGCTCGCAAGAAGGACACAGACATCATTGCTTTGTTTCCAACCCTAAACGGTGGAACAAAACTTGGTGCTGACAACGCAAACTTTACCCTTGCTAACGCATCGGCAGTTATTGCTACCGCAAAGGCAGATCAGTTTGGTTCCGACATTTTTGTCGTACACCACCCTAATGCTCTTTGGAAGTTGGCAACTGATGTAGGTAACACTCTTGCTACCTACCCGCTCCCTGACGCTTTCAATAAGCCAGCAGTAAAAGATTACTGGACAGGCATTAAGCTTTCAGGCGTTCCGTTCTTCGAGGATGGAAACATTCAAACTGTAACCGATAACTCTGGTTATGGAGTTATCGCTGACAAAACAGCTATGGGTCATCTTGCTGCAAGGGCAAGGCGAGAAGAGCGTGAGCGGGACATTTCCCTGCGAGCGTTTGAAGTAGTCGTTACCGAAGACTATGCAGTCTTTGAAGTTGATGACACCCGTGGTGCTGCAATCCAGTACGAAATCGGAAACCCATCAACTAGCGCATAGTTAGTTTTTCAGGAGGCTCTTGTGGTTAAATCTGGCTTACAAAGTATGACTGTAAGGGGCGTTACAAAACGCTCTTACTGGAAATATGAAGCTGATTCGGATGAATGGGTTGAATGTCCCAATCTTCCTGTTTCATATGAAGACGTATACTTAGAGCGAGGCTTCCGCAAGAGTCCTCCTGAAAAAAAAGAGGTCGCGCCGGAACTGTTTGCCGAATCGGGGGCATCCGCCCCTGACGAGTCAAGGGTGACAGCGGAAGTCTCGAAAAAGGCGTAACGATAGACCGAGCCTTTTAAAACTTATCGGTTTATCGCAGGATAATTAGACAGCCTGTAAACAGGTATTGAGGAATAGAAAATGGCATTTCCAACTGTAGTATCTGGTTCACCCGGATACGACAAGACCGCCACTACGACGCAAAAGCATCGTCTTGGCACAAAGATGGTTTATAACGACGGACGGGTCTTTTATTACTCTTACGCAGCCGAAGCTATTACGGCTGGTAAAGTAACGATGGGTTCACAAACATCATCAGGGCATCTAACAGACCTAGCTGTTGCTGCTGCTGCTGCTGCTGGCGCAAACCAGATCAAACTCACCAACTCTACTACTGCTATCACTGGCAGCGGTAAGTACACAGGTGACTTTGGTACTCGCGGTGACTATGTAGATGGCTACGTTTTTATTAATGACCACGGTTCATCTGGTACTGGTGAAGGTCAGACTTTTACAATCGCAGACCACAGTTCAGCAACTGCAAGTGGAACCTTGACCATTGATCTTTACGACAATGACTCGGTTCAGACTGCGCTAACCACTGATTCACAAGCAGGTATTCACAAGCCTGTTGGACATTCGGTAGAAGTTTGGGATGCATCGGACATTGACGGTCCAGCTTTGGGAGTACCAACTCACGATATTGCATCGGGAGAATACTTCTGGAACCAAACCGCAGGACCCGCAGCCGTACTATCTGGCGGGACTCTTGTTCTTGGTAACGAAGCTTATACTTCTACTGACGGTGCAGTAGACCCATCGGCTTCTGACAACTCAGCAGAGTGCAGGGTGGGAACAGTTCTTGCTGCTGCTGCGGACACTGAATACGCTTTAATTGACCTTGCAATCAAGTTCTAGTCATCTAGGAGGGCTGGCATGGCAAAGGCAAAGCTGTGGCTTCCTGTATCCGCAGGGAATCAAAGGCGTAACCTTCGTCAGGTCAGCCCTCCTGCTGATTTAGAGCGCGTTATAGGGTCGGTGGAGGAGGAAACCTTCAACGTCGGTCCAAACGGGCAGCCTGTGTATATTCCCGGTGCAAGCAAGCTTACTGGCAGTCAGTTGCAGGAGATTCTGCATAAGGCTGCTGAACAGGCAGAGGAAGAAGCAAAGGCGGCACAGCCTGTACCGGCTGTAAGCAAAGGAAAAAAAGATGACCTTAAAGGGGCGTTGAGGTCTATAGCAGACTGGCGCAAAGAGAAGCGCAGTAACAAGTAGAGGTTATCGTGGCTGCAATACAAAGCAGGACCAGAGAACAGATACGTCGCTCCGTTGCAGCTAACCTCGACCAGTTGCCTGCAAGTGCCGCAACAGGCACGGGTAGTTCCACAACAATCGTTGATGCCAGCACTCTTGGCGGGGACGACGAATATAACGGTGGCTGGATTTTATTTACCTCCGGTGCCAATGACGGGGTTATCCGTCGTGTAACGGATTACACCAGTTCGACCGGTACGTTCACCTTCAAGCCAGCAGCAGGTTCTACATCTTCCGACGATTCCTACGAGTTCTGGAGGTCTGAGTATCCACCTGCACGTATCCACGAATTTATTAATGATTCGATTATCCAGCGGACGGCACGCGGCCTTGTGATTGACGAGGACATCTCCAACCACGGGCATATCAGGGACAGCCGTTACGACATCCCGTCTGCGATGGTTGCGGTATCCCAGATTGACTACAGGTCTGATTTTTCTGGAAAAAGAGTTGATGAAGCCAATACCGCTTGGACGCAGGGAACAAGTGTAACTATTACTGCTGACTCAGAGGATTTCAAAGCCCACAGCAGCGCAACACGGATGTCCCTAAGCAGCGTATCCGCAGGAACTATGGGATATAAAGACATCACATCCATAGATCTGCGTAAGTACGATACTCTTGAGTTCTGGTTCAAGTCTTCCGACGCTCATGTTGCAGGAACCTTAACGATTGTTTTAGCAGCAGCATCTGCACTAAGCAGTGCAAAGGAAACTATTAACATCCCTGCTGCTGATGCCAGAACATGGACGTATATGAGGGTGACTCTTACGAACCCAGAAGAACTCTCAGCTATTACATCTGTAGGAGTTAAGTACGTTTCGGGGGATAATTCAAGGTATATCTGGATAAACGACATCAAGGCCGTGCAGACGGAGTCAGCCGTACATAACAGGCTGTGGTCGGGTTCTTACAGGATAGACCGTGAGGCGCGAAAAGTGTTTCTTACGGAAGCAGCCCGGAAAGAAGTGGGATACAACCTCATACGACTGATCGGGTACAAGCTGCCGTCCCTCCTCAGTGCTGACTCAGACACGGCAAACATAGACCCGGATCTTGTCGCTGCACGCACCACGAGCAAGGCACTGTTCAGCCTCGCAAGGGGCAGGACGACCGATCCTGACGACAGCGACAGGAGAGCCGCCTTCTACGAGGGCGTGGCAGCCCAGGCAGAACGCTCACTGCCTGCACTCAGGCCCGGCACCAAGATGGTGGACTGATGGCTTCCGTTATAGATAAGAGTGAAATCCTGCTGAACAGCCAGCGATACAGGATTGCAGGGCCGGTACGCAAGACGCTCGTGAGCATCGCTGCCCCGAGATTTACCATCGGTGACACCCAGCGCGGTGCTGACCCAAGGGCTTCTATCCTCACGCAAAACGACTTTCGTGGCGGTATCGGCTGGAACCGTGGGTTAGACCCGGGATCTGTTGACAGGGCATGGTGGACTAACTGTCAGACCAGATTCAAGGGACACGTTCTTCTTCCAAGAAAGCCGACGGCAGTAACCAATGAGAATACAGGTGAGATTAATAACATTACCGAGTTTCAGGTAACCGGCGAGGCCTCATCAAACATTTATGTCTTATTTAGAGATGGGGATTTATACAGGTATACAAATACTGACGACGGGTGGGATACCTTAGCTTTTACCCTGACGAACCCTACATCTCAGACGATTGTATTTACCGATACTACTCCTACGAGTTACCTCATCTTTGCCCAGGGTGATACCGGGTACTCATATACAACTAACGGTACATCCGCAACGAATAAAACAGCGTCCGGGGACAAGGTCGATTACTTTACGATCTGGCACGGGACACTCTGGGGCATAAGCAAAGCAGGCGTGTTGAAAAACTGGGCATCAGGGCCTACCAACACACCAACACTCAAGGCACAGTTGCCCTTACCTAACGGCTATGTGACATCCCTGATTGTTTATCGGGACGCCGGTGGCAGTCCGATTATCTATGCTGCTACCAAGGTTGGGCTGTGGGCTTACGATGAGACTAATAACAGGTGGGAGGAGACAGAGTTAAGGATTCCTTTCCACACGCAGTCAGGAACAGGCGCAATAGTGTGGCGCGATGCTATCTACTTTCCGGCAGGCAACGCTATCTACAAGTACCAGACAGGTGCAAATACGGCTGTCGTAAGCCTTGTCGGATTCGACCGTGACCACGGTGTCCCAAGTGCCTATCAGGGCCAGATACTGAAGCTGATCGGGACACACAACGACCTGATCGCCCTCGTGAACGCCGATATCGCTGAAGTTACTTTCGACATAGTGACCGGCGACGGTATCCTGCCTGACGGTTCAAGCGTGGTTGGCGGTAAGGGAACCTCTACGATACTGGGCTATAACGAGCAGTCCTGGGAGGTTAAGTGGACAGGAGGGAACAATACCGGGCTTAGGGCAGGTACTGTGGGCAGCCCATATAACGAGTACCGGCTCTGGTTTGCGACTGGTGCGGTGATGTACTGGATCGAGTTGTCTCCTGATGTTATAAATCCTGACGAGATCACCGACTTCCAGTACGACACCGGGGGCGGGACGCTTGAGACACCGTGGTTTGACGGTGGGGACGCAGCGGGTAACAAGACTGCGATCAGCTTCCGCGCCGTTACGTCGGGATGTTCTTCCAACGTGAATATAGCGATCTCGTTTGCTACGGACTTTACCGAAACATATACGTCATTAGGGACGATTACGTCTAACGGCACTACGACCTATGATTTTGCTTCCGGCGCGGGTGTCGAGTTCTCTTCTATTAAGTTCAAGGCCGCCCTTGCTACCAATAATGCTGCTAACAGCCCTGACCTGAACCTGATTGAATTAAGGTGGCGAGAGAAGATCCCGCCGAAGTTCGGCTTCAGCGTCAATATCGACACGGCGAAGCCGTTCAAGGGAAAAACGCCGAAGCAGATGATGGACAATATAACGACCGTTATCAACACCAATACGCTTGTTCCGTTTACTTACAGGGACGATGACTCGGACAGGTCTTACTACGTGGATCTTGTAAGTGCCTCCGGTTTCGAGTTCACCGGATTAGATGAAAGGGCGCAGATACAGTTACAACTGGTTGAGACATAATGGCTGAGGCAATCGAGGCTATCCCCACGCCAGAATGGTGGGCAGGAAGTGGTCCTGAATACCTTTGCTGGCAGGCATTGTTAAAACTGGGACTCAAGCCTGATATAGACTTCAGGTATCAGTCACAACTGGCAGGGGGAAGGCAGGATAAGGGGGGGAGGGTTATAGATTTCGAGATTTACAACCCGCCCGATATTGCGATAAACGTACAGGGAGTGTTTTATCACTACGAGAAGGGTGCGGCGGTTAGACAGTCGGACATACTTACAAGAGAATATCTGGCAACACTTGGGATAAGGCTTATATTCGTGGACGAGGATGATTTAATAGACGACGCCAGGGCCATCGTGGCTGATGCACTTGCAGGAGTAGACCGTTCGAGGTTTAGGTAGGAAAAAATATGGCAACAACATCCGTAACGCTATCAGGATTTGTATTCGACAACGCGGGTAACGCCGTTCAGGACGCAGCGGTTGTCGCCTACACCAGCGCGGATAACGCTACTTCAGCCATCTCCGGGCTTACAGACACGACCGACGCAAACGGCAGATGGGATATAACCACTACTGACGAATCCCAGTACCCAATGGATATCAAGATTACCTTTGGTGCTGCTGTCCGCTGGATAAAGGCAGCTAACGGGATAAACCTCACACGGCTGACCGTGAGCGGGGCTGCTGTCTTTGGAGAGAACGACACAGGTGTGGACGTTACGATGTACGGCGCGACCTCTGGCAGGTACCTGCTGTGGGACGAGTCCGAAGATGCCCTGCACCTTAACGACAGTACAGAGTTAAAAATCGGGTCACTCGCTGCTGGTGACATGGTTCTCTACCATGACGGCACAAACTCTTATATTAAGAACGCAACTGGCGCGCTAAAGATAGCTACTGAAACAAGTGGCATTGCTGTAACCATCGGTCACACTACCTCAGAAGTAACCGTTGCAGACAACCTGACTGTCACCGGGAATCTAACTGTTAGCGGAACGCAGACAATCGTTGACACTGTGACCATGAACGCAGCGAACGCTATTGTGTTTGAAGGCGCAACGGCAGACGGATACGAGACAACGCTGACAATCGAGGATCCGACAGCGGATCGTACAGTCGTTATCCCTAATGTGGGAGGTACGCTTGCAGTTCTGGCAGCAGACAGCGACACAGCTATTACTGCAACTCCGGCAGAGTTAAACCTGATTGACGGTGGTACTGCCAGAGGTACAACTGCAATAGCAGACGGCGATGGTGTCCTTATAAACGACGGCGGCACGATGAGGATGACCACCGTTGAGACTCTTGCTACCTACATGGAAGGCGAGATAAACGCCTTATCTCTTGACGTAACCCTCTCTGGCGCAAGTACATTTTCTGGAACGGTAACGGTTGGTTCTGATGGCACAGGGCATGACGTAAAGTTCTTCGGAGATACAAGCAGTGCTTTCATGCTCTGGGATCAATCTGAAGACGATCTGGTTCTTTCCGGTACCGCACAGCTAAGTATTGACACGGCTACTGACGCGACGAATACGACTTCCGGTTCCTTCCATACCGACGGCGGTGTTGGTATCGCCAAAAAACTATATGTCGGTACTGATCTGGACGTAGCAGGTACATCGAACATAGAAGACACGGTTGTGCTTGGGACGCTAACTGTCGGCGTGGATGACACCAGCCATGATGTGAAGTTCTTTGGAGCATCTGCCGGTGCGTACCTGGAATGGGACGAGTCAGCAGATCAGTTGAGGATAATGGGTGCATCTGCTGATGCAACTACCAGTACAGGCAAGCTTCTTCTCGCTACTTCTAACACAGTTGTTAATGCAAACGACGTTATAGGGAAGATCGACTTCCAGGCACCGCATGAGGCAGGTGGAACAGATGCGATAGAAATTGCTGCATCTATTCAGGCCATAGCACAAGGCACTTTTGCTGCTGACCTAAACGCGACTGACCTGATTTTCTATACAGGACATTCTGAGGCTGCCACTGAGAAATTCAGGTTTACCAGTCAGGGTGAACTGGGTATTGGCGGGGCTACATACGGCTCCAGCGGAGATGTCCTGACCTCTGGCGGCGCAGGTGCTGCTCCTACATGGGAGACTCCAACTACAGGAGATATCACAGGAGTTACTGCGGGCGTAGGTCTTTCAGGTGGCGGTTCCAGCGGGGGCGTAACCCTTACTCTCGACCTTTCAGAACTGAGTACCGTGACTCCGGCTGACGGAGATTTCTTCTCCACGCTGGACTCCGATGGAGCGAACGAACAGAAAACTACAACGACCGCTTTAGCAACTTTGTTTGCCGGTACGGGTCTTAGTGCTTCCAGCAGCGTTCTAAGCGTAGATGCTGCTCAGTCACAGATAACAACAGTAGGCACAATCGGAACAGGTGTATGGCAGGGTACTGCCGTAGCTGCTGGCTACATGGCGCAAGGTACAACCAGCGCAAAGGGCGCACTTGAACTTGCAACAACGGCAGAGATAAATACATCGACTGATGCGGACAGGGCGATGACTCCTGACCTGTACGCTGCTTCCAACTATGGCATCAGGTATGTCCAGATTATGGCTGTTGCAAAAGCGACTGCATTGACGGTAACGGACGGACTTGCTTACTTCCATGTTCCCGCAGGGATGGACGGGATGGACTTAGTTGAAGTCCACGCCGAAGTATTTACTGCACCAGTGGGGTCAACGGCAACCTTTGAAATATCTCTAAATGGTGCATCTACCCAGATGCTTTCGACAAATATCACAATAGATGCGAGCGAGACAGGAAGTGATTCAGCAGCCACCGCAGCAGTTATTAATGCAAGCACTGATGATGTTGATACTAACGATCTAATACAAATCAACTGCACTCAGGTAGGCTCCAGCACAGCAGGTTCAGGCTTGCTTGTGACAATGGGCTTCAGGATTCCGTAATGGCAAACGATAATGTGAATTACCACATAAGTCGGATTTCACAGAACGGTTCTACTACCGTAGCTGTAATTCATATTTTTGTAGGCGGGGTTACGACTGAGGACGAGGTGATTATCCCCGAAGGAAATATTGCCCCTGTCACTCGTTACCGTAACGGTGCATGTTTAACGAAACCGTTAGGGTTTACGATAGAAAAGAGCGGGACTTTATCCAAAGCTGAGATGATTCCTTTCTTAAACGCTGAACTGGCTATAAGGGCAGACGCATTGGGGCTGCCCCCGGTTAAGGACCAGGCCAATGAGTAGTGAGGCTATTGACAGGGCAGAGCATGACCGGGAAGCCACAGCAAGAGCCAAGCTGACAGGTGGGTGGATACCGCCTACTGAGAAGCATCACGGAAGACACTGGGCTACACCGCTGGCAGAACTTCAGGGAGCAACGCCCCTGAATGAACTTGCTTGGTTCAGGATGTTTCAACCGTTATTGCTGGAGATGGCAAATACCGATGAGGGCCGGGAACTCCTGCGTATTCCTGCTGAATGTGGAAAGATTGAGAAAATTTATAAGAACGCCATTCACTGGCGAACAGGTGCTTTTTGGATAGATGACGACGGTTTTATACGGGATGAATGGAAAGCTATCTTTAAGGTCGGGGCTTACTGGGGCAATGTCATTCGGATGAACTGGATTGAGTTCCGTAAGTTAGCCAAGACGTTTTACGAAAGAGAGTACGAGGGCAGGAAAATCTATCGTCCCGTACTGCGGATAGGGGGCGAACTGGTAGCGGCTCATGCCTCAACCACCTTTGCCCCTGATGCTGATCCTGAATCATCGAGTGTTGATGGATATACCATGAAACTCGACAGTTCAAATTGGGATACGACCCATGATTCTGCCACTGGCTCTGGTTCCAGTGACACCGCGGGGGCTGCTAGTGCTATGACCGGAAGATACGCTGCCGGGAATTATCAAATTTGGCGAGGAATAAATGTCCTTGACACTTCATCATTGGGGTCATCAGCGTCAGTTACCGCAGCAATATGGGTTGTGACGAGTTCGGGGATATATGACCAATGTTCTGCCGGGACTCACACTGAAAATAGCTTTGGATATACAGCAATGGCAGAGTGCAACACCTTGGAGTCAGGGACTGATACTGCTATTGCAGTAGGAGACTATAACGCAATCCTCAATAGTGTCGAACTGAGTGACCAGAAAGATAATGGAGGCTCCGGTGGCGGGACATACACCTTTAGTGACCCAACCGGGCTAGCGGCGATAGCCGTAAGCGGGAAAACCCGGTTTATGGCTAGGGAAGGTCACGATATAGGAGATACGGCATTTGTGCATAGCGGAGGTGGCAGTACCGAATACTCAGGTGACGGCCATCGTCAGGCAGATATGGAAACTGAGGGACTGCGCCCTTATTTAACTGTGACCTACGACCTTGTTACATTTATACCTCATACAGTAGTGTTCTAAGGAATAAGCATGACAACAGAGAACAACATCACGATCACGATGCAGGACGTAGACGTAGTAGCGTCTATAAACCCTGACTTCAAACAGCAGTTGCTTATTGCGGCTGTTGCAAGGGATCGCGCTGAGGTAACTCAGGGCATTGAGCAGGAAGCAATAGCGGACAAGGCAAAGAAGTGACAGCGAAACGCGGAAGAAGTACCCTGCTTACCCCTTTTATTTACAAGGCCATTGTCAAGGCGGTCGAGCAGGGGAACTGGACAACGACTGCTGCCAGGTCTGTCGGAATAGAACCGCGCCGTATGCAAAAGTGGCTACAGCGAGGCAGGGGCGACCACCCGAGAGCGAAGCCGAAGGAACCGTACATCAGCTTCGCAAAGGATATCGAGGCTGCTATCGCAAAGGCAGAGGCGAATCTTGTACAGGACCTGCGTGGGCAGGAGGACTGGCGTGCGAAGGCATGGTTGCTTGAGCGGGGTCCTGCAAGGGAACGCTGGTCGCCGAATGTTACGGTATCAGCACAGATTGCGCCTGCCGTTTCTATCCTGGACACCCTCCGAAGCAGGGCTGCTGCGATAGAAGGGGGCGATGAGATCGAACCGTTACAACTAGCAGAGCCTGTCGAAACAAAGGCAGAAGTAAAACAGGAGTCTTCTAATGCCAAGAGTAGGTAAGCGTCATTTCGCATACACGTCTAAAGGTCGAGCCGCCGCGAAGCGAGCAGCAAAACGCACTGGCAGGAAGATGACTAACACTCGCCGTAAACGCAAAGTCTAATGGCAGGCATTATTCACGGGAGGGCAACAGCATCCTCCAAAGGGCGCGAGCCAATCCGGTTCACTCCACTTCCAACTCCTATTAAGTATCTGTTGTTAGAAGTGCCGTCTGAAAACAAAGGCGAGGTTTATATTGGCGGTTCCACGGTAGCCAGCAACAATGCCCCTGCTATCGCTAAGGGAACAACAAGAGAGTTTACTTTCAGGCACGATGTCAAAGAGTCTCCGGGAGATCTTTCGGACTTTTATGTACACTTTGGGCATAATGGAGATGTGGTTAACTATCTGGCCATAACTATTTAGGAGGGCAAGTATGGTAAATAAACCAGAACAGGCAACAGAGAACCCGGGTGTTGAAGAAGATGCCAGCAGTCCTAAGAAGGCTCCAGCAGCTAAGAAGAAAGCAGCAACGAAGCGCAAGGCTAAAAGCAGAAGCAAGTCTGCGGTTGCAAAAAGCAAACGGCGCAAGTCGCCTGCTAGACCACTAGCACCGCCTCCTCCACCGCTAACTATGGAGGAACTCAGGGAGCAGGGTGTTCAGGCCAAACAGGAAATCGTAAGCGCAGTTGTTGAACCGGCAGTCGAAGCTGTTGGCTCTCTGTCACAGACGATAAGAGACACGATTGGTGGAGCCTTCGCTGGCCTTCTCAGTCGTAAGCGCAGGAACGACTAATGCATCCACTAAGCTGGATGTTCAAATACTTTATCGGCGCGATTGTCGGAGCAGCCACAGTTGTTCAAGCTGTAAGGATTGCTAAGTTTGAATTGGGGAACACTGTTGAGGGACTGATATTTCGTCTTGGTGTTCACCCTGATAAACACGAGAGGGATGATGGGTAGCTTTGACAATTCAATCATCGGATTTCGCCGGAATATTTTCGGTAGAATAAACAAGTTAGGTGTTCTCAATTTGAGGAACATCAGGAAAAAATAGAGGGTTAAATGCCAAACGATCCAATCATCATAGGTATAGCGGTTATTGCGATAGCTGTTCTGGGCTACACAGCCATCAACGGAATGTTGAACAGCAGCAAGGGCAGTAAAAAAAAGACCGATAAAGGCGTGTAGTCTTTGAGCCTCTCCGCTTACGAGCGGGGGTACAGGTTTGGTCAGCGTTTTAGGAACACCGTACTCCTGTCGGTTCTGGCATGGAGTATCGGGGCAGGGGCTACCTTCTGGTGGCATCCAGAGGTGTTTGCGTTCCTGCTTGCCCCCGCAGAAGAGATGCTATCGCCCTTTGATGGGCGACCCACCTTCTCAGCACCCCAGGATATGTTTTCGGCTACCCTGAGTCTGTCTATGAAGGGCGGGCAGCTTGTAGCGTTCCCTGTTCTGGTAGTGGGCGCGCTTGCAATGCTCAGGCCCCTTGTTCCACGACGGTTCTGGCTATTCGTAACAATATACTCAGCAATCTCGATTGCGATGTTCGCGCTGGGCGCGTCATTCGTATTTTTTACGATGATCCCGGTTTCTCTCCAGTTCTTACTCACGTTTGGCAAGGGGATCGCGGAGCCTGTAATCCTGTTATCCGAATACCTGGCACTCTTGCTGTCGCTGCTCTTTTGGATCGGTGCTGTGGTTTTCCAGTTACCTGTCGTGATGCAGCTTCTGGCTAAGTTCAGGCTTGTTCCTTACGCGAAGGCGAGGAACCTGCGTAAGTGGGTTGTACCAACAGCTTTTATCTTCGCAGCCCTCATAACTCCATCGTTAGATGGGACGCTAACTTTTCTCGTTGCCCTACCTATGCTGATTTTGTACGAAGTCGGATTGCTGGCTGGCTGGCTTACGCATCCAGACGGCGACAACTACTTTGCTGACCTGCCTATGGTTCAGAGGGGGCATCGGCTGGTGGTCAGGATATACAGGGCGATCAGATCAGGGGCTGTGCGGGTTGCCCGAAAGATACGTGAGGCGATAGGGTTAGCAGTGAGGGCAGTCCAGCGTGGTGGTGAGAAGATTGTGGAATGGTGGAAACGCTGGGGCTAAACTATTTGTTGGTCGTTCTGTTTCTGTCTGGTTACAGGGCGACCGCCCTCTTTGCGCCCCTCGTCGGCTTAGTCTGGCGGGGGGCGTTTGGCTAGAGGGTAGCGAAGGAAAAAAAATGACCCTGCCCGGAGAATCACCAACAAGGCAGGGTCAAAAAGAGAGGAGACAATCCGGGAGAAAACAGGCTACATAACTGATTAAAACCGGATGCTCATGAACGAGTCTATCACAGACTATCACATAGGCATCTCATCGGGGTCAGTCAGGCTGTCGTGATGCGTCAGCCCTGCTGCCAGTGCCGACCATACGTGGCCGGAGATGCCACGGAGAGGCCCCGGAGCAGTCTCCCAGCCAGTCTGGTTGCATTCGCTGCACGGAGGCCGTCCTCTGCCTGCCCATCCTTTGCCCTTGCAGACGATGCACTTCTTCCCGCCTACGGCTACCTGGTCGCCACCGAACTTGTCGATGATCGCCTGCCTGACTGTTGAGTCGTTGGCGCGGGGACTGCCACACAGGTGCAGTTTTATATCAGGTCGCTTTATGTAGATAACCTTCAGCTTACAGACGTTAGCTGCCAGGTAATCAAACCTGCCGGTCCAGCGTACTGTCTCAAATACGTCCCTGCCCACAGGCATCCCGTAGTGTCCGACATCCTCTATTACGATCGGGCATCCGAAGGACTTTATCAGTTCGTATATCTTCTCGTTATCGAACCAGCCGTAGTCGAGAGGCATCCCATCGTCGAGGTACACCCAGCCAGACTTGGTAGTGCCGGGGTCGATGGCAAGCAGATGAGTCATCGTGTCTCCACTGCTGTTTCAATTTCAGTAACGTCCCGCTGAGACAAAATCGTATTCCCTGAATCTTCTCTGCTGCGATTTAACAATGTTTGTAAGACGTTGCGGTAACGCATGGCAAGGTCGGCATTCTCACCCGCAATACGTCGTGAATTTTCAAGTATCGCTTCAAGTTCAGAATGTGACGCTCGTGTTTTTTCGATTGGAAGGTCTGGATTGAGTTTAATTATTGGTGATGGAGTTGTTTCAATACTGCCTTTACAACTTAAACAAATCGGGTGGAGTCTCTTATCGTTACTGACCCGAATTTCGTAATACATTGTGACAGGGTATCTACAAACATCACATGGCTGTCGCATTGTCATCGTGTCTCCTTTGATTGCCACTTTTTAGGAAAACTTGTATCTCTTGGAAAAGGTGTCCCTGTTGCTTCTAAAACTTTATAGCCCAGTGGCAGCAGTCGGTGGTATCCAGCCTTAGACCGATGCAACAATCCTAATCCTTTCAGTTCTTCAAACTGGTCTTCAGAAAATCCACAATCCCGCGCCATCTTGCTTCTTGGGTGCATACCTGATTTACCTGTGGTACGCCATCGGCAAGCTAGTAATATCATTCGTTCCGGGTTAGAAATCGACCCCTCAAAAGTTGTGCGTAATTTCTTGGAGTAACTGAAGAAAGTCATCCTGTCTCCTTCAACTCTCTTATCATCTCCTTGAGTTCAGCAACTTCCTGACGTATTGAAATCACTTCGTTGTATAGTAAAAGTTCATTGTCAACTATGTTTTTCTGTTTGAATTTAGATACCCCTGACACAAGCGTTTGTCCTAAATTCTTAATAGAAATCCGCATGTTGATTATGTCGCTCTCATCAAGCGGGATAGGTCGAAGGCATTCTGCTGCTTCATCTTTTGTAAGATATTTCCACGGTGCTGAACTGAAATTCAAACCATAAATTGAACTTTTTTCAAAGACAGCGTTCTCATGGTCGAGATATGCATAATTACTTTTTTCTTCAGTCATCCTGTCTCCTTCTCTTTTGCTGCGTGATCTTTGCAATAATATCCTTCTGGAAAACCAAGCCATCCCCTGAATATAGGTGTCATAAGGAAAATAAGTCCTTCAATAACAGGGGAACCACAATCAACCATTACTGACTGAAACTCCTTTCCTTCTGGATAGTTGTCGATGGATATTTCAACTTTGTTGGTGCAATACATTTTGGAATCAGTCTTCGCTGGTTTATCTTGTCCTTGACAAAGCCGCTATCTTCTCTGCTTCCTTGATTGCCTTCGCCTTATCATCACGCTCTATGTCAAACTGCGATGGTCTAATTCTGCAATCCAAATCCTGCCATGAAAAAACCGTTGCTCCGCGCATGTGTTCCCTGACCTTTATTTCAGCGTCAGGTTTCGTTCTGTTCTGGCGGTAGTGTTCTTGAACCCAGTGCCTCAACGCAAGTCGCCTCTCTCTCCCCGCTGGAATATCTCTGAACTTGAATACTTCTCTAGCCCCGATAGGGTCTGTTGGGACAAGAAGGCTGCTCAAATGACCAAGACCTAATTCAACCGTCCATTGATACCTCCGGGAAAATTGAACGCCGATAGCCACCTGTATCTGTTGAGACTTCAGGGCGTCCGTATCTGCGTCAGGGAACGCTCCTAATGTCAAAGTTTTCCAACTTCCGTTTCCTGTGGAACCCATGATCGACTGGAAGGTTTCAGCGTGAGCAATCTGAGTGTCAAAAAAACCGTGAGTGAGTTCAACCATTTCAGGCATAACTAATTTGACTCTCCCGCGAACTTCAGCAGGTTTTACCGACCTGTATCTTGAAACCACGAAATGATTTACGTCCATGTTGTCAGTGTCATGACCAATAAGTGTCGTGTCGAGTTCGTATGTAAGAGCAGCTAATGAACCGTCAGTGAATATCCCGAAGTCAGAATCACCACGTATCTTCTTGAACTCGTCAAGTAAAATATATGGCTCTGCTTTTCTAAAGTACCGCTCATCCACATAACCGCCTTGAATCGGCTCATATCTTGATAGCGATATTACGAATAACAGATGGTCAATCGCTTCCTGTAACTTGTACCCAGATTTCGTTTCACTAAGTAACTGCTCGTCGTTAATTAGTACGTTGAAAAAGTCGCGTCCGATTCCGCATTTTTTACAGTATCCGCGTGACTTGCGGCTTTTCTTTTCTGGAATCATCCAGTGGTGTATGCAATCAAATATCATCCTGTCTCCTCTTGTACGTAGCTGGTTGGTCGCCATCCGCAGTGGATGCAAAAGACGGGGTCGTTTGTTTCACCCCGCTGGGCTAACTGCCCCTTACATTTCGGACAGGCTTTCAATGTGTTGATGTTGTAGTGCGCTACGACAGGCCGTTTGCTGAGTTCAATCTGCTCCGATCTGCTTAAACCAGAGGCGCGCCGGACTTGTTGATACCTCACATTTCGGCACTCCCGACAAACGGGATAAGTATTCCCATGCTTGGAATGGTAATAAGTATTGGCTGTCGTCATCTGATGGCCAGCGGTGCAGGTTTCCTTCTTCCTCATTCCAATCTACTGACTTACTAAATAAAGGAGGGTGAGCCAGACACCACTGGCAATAAGGGTGTTCGTCACCATCATGTATCGTTCAAATTTAGTCATCCTGTTTCCTTCCCTATTGGGCAGTTTGTGTTGTGAAGTTCCATTTGCGGAATCTGGCAGCATGTGTGGCAGGCGCACTCGCACGGCTCACTGCTGTCTCTGTTCGGGAATAAGCCTGAACACTTGTTATGCCAGTGGTGCATACATGCCGCGGCTATCACTCTGAGTCCACCAGTTGTAATGGCATAGCCATTCTTCCGCACGTACAGGTGGGGCAGTGATTAGGGTTGGTGGTAGAAGATCCAACAAATTCTTTTATCCTGTAAGCAGTATCACCTGCCTCTGATGTACGGCTACATTCAACAATGTAACCCATCGACCGTAAGTCAGAGATTCGCCCCGTAAACCCCTTAGTACCAACGTACTCAGCAATGTCATCTCTGCGATGCCATCGGCCATCTCGCATGAATACAAACATCCGACGTTTGTGGCCTTTCCACCGTTCCCAATCTGATGGGTTAGGAATAAACGGCCTCATCCCAGACAAACTTATTTGAACCATTAGTTCCTCTCTTTCAATATTTGAAACGCCAGTGCTGCCTGCTGCGGGACTACTCCGTTGCCGAGGATACGAAGCTGTGTAGATCGAGCCAGCCCTCGGGCCAGCCCATCAGCCACTCCACGAACCGCGGGTTCAGGCGTTTCCTGCTGCCGACCTGATCGCCCAGCTTGTAG